CCACGGGCACGGCGGAGATCTCGAACGGGGTCCAGTCGACCGCGCGCCAGAGCTCGCGCTGGCCCTCGGGCTTGGAGATCTCGAAGCGGTGGACCTGGTAGCCGATGGAGACCGCGCGGATGTGCCCGGCCTCGATGTCGCGCCAGATGTCGCCGACGGCGTCGCGCTCGGAGAGCCGGATGCGGGCGATGCCCTGTCCGTTCTCGATCCGCGCCGAGCCCGGGACGACCGAGCCGATCACCGCGTCGAGATCATGCGCCTCGTGCACCTTCAGGAAGGGCGCGCCCGCGTTCAGCCGCTCGAGCCGCACATGCTCGGGGGCCATGCTGAGCTCCTCGTCATGCGGCTCGCCGAAGAGCGTGGCGCGGCGCACTCGGGCGCCGGTCGACCAGATCACCTCGACGCTGCGGGTCTCGGGGTCGATGCTGTTCGGCGCAAGCTCCGCCGACCGGCGGAAGGCCGGCAGTTCGATCGTCTGCTCCATGTGTGGATCCTCGTCAGGCCGCGTCAGTTTCCGGATCGTCCGGATCGGTCGCGGGGTCGGCCGGCGCATTGGATTGCGCGCTGCCGGTCTTGGTGACCCGGCGCGGGTCGCTGTCGAGCACGAGGCCCAGTTCGTCGAGCTTGGCGTTCGTGGTCGCGATCTCGGCCAGCACCGCGTCGGGGTTGCGGCCCTGCCGGGCGATGGCCTCGGCCAGCGTCATCGTGCCCGAGCGGATCGCGAGCAGGTCCGCCATCGCGTCCTTCTGCGGATCGACCGCCTCGAACTTCGGCGGCGACCACTCCACCGGCACCTCGGGCGTGGGGATGCGCCCCGCCGCCCACGCGGCTTCCGTGAACCAGCGCCAGACAGGTGCGCAGAACATCGGAATGAAGAGCTGCCACTGGACCGCGTCGATCATCCGGCGGAACTCCACGAGCCCCGCGCGGATCGAGGAGTAGTTCACTTGGCTGAGATCCCCGGTCAGCAGCTCGTAGGGCACCCGGAACCCGGCCGAGATCGTGTGCAGGCTCGCCCGCTTGTATTCGCCGTAGCCGCCCGTGGCCGCGGGCTGGTTGAAGCGGATGTCCTTGCCGCCGCGAGCGTAGGCGATGAGCCCCGGCTCGAACTGCTCGACCCGGTTGCCGTCGGCGTCGACCACCGCGGGGGCGATGCCCTGCTGGGCCTCCTCGTCGCCGAAGACGATGGCCGTGACGCAGGCCTCGGTCTTCTTGCGCACGATCTCGGCAACCTCGTAGTCGTCGAGATCGCGCAAGGCCCGGATCACCGGCGCGCCCCAAGGGACGCCGCGTGCCTGCGTCCGCTGCTTCTCGTAGACATGGGCGATCTCGGTCGCGGGGATCGCGCGGCTGGTGAGCCCGCCCGTCAGGCTGAGCGTCGCGTCGCCCGGATGCGCGCCGAAGAGCCAGTAGGCCCGGCGCCGGCCGAGCGCGTCGAACTCGATGCCCTGCACCGCCTGGCCCGCGCCGAGCGCGCCGTTGCGGGTCGCGTCGAGGAAGTCGGCCTCAAGCAGCTGCAGCTGCACGGGCGGCATGACGCCGTCGCCGGGCCGCCGCGGGCGGCGGCGCACCAGCACCTCGCCGGCCTCGACCATCTCGCGGCAGGCGAGCGTCTGCAGCCCGTAGAAGTCGAGCTGGCCGTCGGCGTCGCAATCCCGCGCCCAGATCTCGAAGAGCCGGTCCACCTCGCGGTCGAGCGCGGCGTCGCCACTGGCGGCGCGCGGCATGATCCCGGCGCCGACGATGTTGTTGACGAGCACCGAGACGGCCTTGGCCGCATGCGGGTTGTTGCGCACCAGGTCCCGCATCCGGTCGCGCAAGAGCGCGCCGGCCCGGCCGATCTCGGCGTCTGCCGAGGATCCCGGCGCGTGCCAGCCGTCCGTCCGTCGTCCGCGGGCCGCTCCCTCGTAGGAACGCGCGAGCCCCTCGAAGGCCTGCCGCGCCAGCACGCGCCGCGTGGCCGTGCGCGGGGCGACCGAGGCGATTGCCCTGTCGAGCCAGGAGACCATCAGCGATCTCCGCGCGAAAAGCCGGCGAAGCCCGCGATGGGCCGTGCCGTGGCGCCGGCGATCTGCCGTTCGATGGTCCGGATGCGCCCGAGCAGGTCCTCGGCCGAGCCATAGTCCACGGTCTTGCCGTCGTAGCTCACCCGTGTCGTCCCGCTCGCATAGGCGCGCCGGAGCGCCGCGAGCTCCGCTTCCGTCCAGTCCGCCATTGTCAGAACCATCCTTCCCGCCGCCCGAGCCAGTCTGAGCGGCGCTTGCCTTGCGCGCCCGGATCGGGCCGCCCGATCAGACCGGCCGGGCTGTCCATGCCGCTTGGGACGCCGAGCTGCGCTTCGAGATCGGCCCATGTCGCCTCGGGCCAGCGATCCGCGCCCGCGATCCAGGCGGCGGCGCGGGCGTAGACCCGGCAGTCCAGCGCCTCGTTGCGCTCGCGGAGTTTCTGCCATTCGAGCTTTGCGAAGCCGCGCCGGTTGCGCACGGTCACCAGCTGCTCGGCCGTCAGCTGCCGGATCCACTCGCTGTCAGCCCAGCCAGGCAGATGCACCGTGCCGGGCGGGTACGCCGCGCCGGCCTCTAGCTCCTCGGCCGTCGGCCGCGCCAGCCGCAGGAAGCGGTAGGTCTCGGCCTTGAAGGTCGAGGTGGCCACAGTCCAGAGCCGTGCGCCTCGGCGCAGGCGTTTCCCGCCCGCGGTCGCGTCCACGAAGGTCGGCCCGGAAACCGGGCTCGAACGGTTGAAGCCCTCGAGCCCCTTCACCGGCGCCACCTGCGCGAAGCCGACCGAGCGCGCCCAGCCATAGACCGCGGCCGTCTCGTAACCCGTGTCGATGGCGAGCCGCGCGAGGCTCAGTTCCGCGCCGCCGGCATGCCGCCAGTTCCGCCCGAGCAGATCGGTCAGCGCCTCCCAGGCCTCGGGTCGCGCCGGGCCGCCCTCGATCACCACGTGATCGACGAGCCAGCTTTCGAGGCCACGGCCCCAGGCCCAGACATCGACTTCGATCCGGTCCTTCTGCACGTCGGCGCCGGCGGTCAGGAACAGCCCGCCCGCAGGAACAGTACCCGCCGGCCAGTCCTCTCGCCGTTCGGCGATCCGCTGCCAGTCCGGCGCGTCGCCGGTCTCGGTCCAGGTCTCGCCGAGCACCGTGTTGCGGAACACGCGCTCCGCCTCGTCGGACCCTGCCGCCGTCTCCTTGTCGCGCGCGATGTCGGCCCAGCTCTTCCACCCCGGCGGCGAATAGAGCGCCGAGAGATGAAACCCCACCGTCCGCGCATCTCGGGGCTCGGCGGTCGCCCGCCATTCGCCCGCGGCCAGCATCGCCGGCTTGTGGTGCTCCTCGATCGGCTCTTCGCAGGCATCGCAGTGGTACGTCGCCGTCTCCGGTTTGCCCTTCTCCCAGCGCAGCCGCTCGAACCGCAGCCACTGCATCGCACCGCAATGCGGGCATGGCACGAAGAAGCGGCGCTGGTCGCTCGCCTCGTATTCCCGTTCGATCCGGCTGACGCCGCGGATCGTCGGCGTCGAGACCAGGAACACCTTCCGCCGGTGCGCGAAGGTCAGCGAGCGTGCCTCGGCGAGCCCGACCGGGTCGCCTTCCTCGTCGGCCGAGGCCGGATAGGCGTCGACCTCGTCGAGGAAGACGTAGCGGGCCGGCATCGAGCGCAGCCCCACGGCCGAGTTCGCGCCGGTCATCACCAGCACGCCGCCGGGGAAATCCTTCGACAGCTGCGTGTTGCCGCTGTCGCGCGCTCGCGCCGGGCGGACGCGTTCCTTCAGCGCCGGGCTCTCCTCGATCAGCGGATCGATCCGCTGGCGCGAGTTGCGCTTGGCGAGCTCCACCGTCGGCTGGACCGCCAGCATCGGCCCGGGCGCGTGGTGGATCACGAAGCCGATCCAGTTGTTGCCCGCCTCTGTCGCGCCGACCTGCGCGGCCTTCATGAACACGACCCGCTGGGTCGGATCGCCGGGCGAGAGCGCGTCCATGATCGCGCGCATGTAGGGCGTGCGCTCCGTCCGGTACCGGCCGGGCTCGGCGCTCGCGCGCGAGCTCAGCCAGCGATGCGTGTCCGACCATTCCGAGACTGTCAGCCAGGGATCGGGCGTGAGCCCGCGGCCCCAGGCCTGGAGCAGCGCCTCCGCCCCGTCGAACTGCGTGACCTCGTCAGAGGGCGATCCGCGGCTGGGCGAGTTCCTCGAGATGGGCGCGGACATGGGCCTCCAGAACCTTCTGCATGGCCGCCGTCTCCGTTCCCAACTCCGCCGCCATCAGCGCAGCCACCCGCGCCGGCCAGTTCACCCACGCGTCGCGTTCCTCGCGCGCGAGCCGGAAGACCAGCGCCGTGGCGCGGTCGCGATCGACGAGCTCGCCCTTCAGCTTGGCGAGCCGGATGCGCCGCTCCTGCGCCTTCAGCACCTCATGCGCCGTCTTCGCCTGCAGGAAAGTCGTGCCGCCGCCGGTGACCGGCGCGGCCATACCCTGTTCTTTGAGCGTGTCGCCGACGGCGGAGACCGCCGCCTCGGGCACGGGCTTCAGCTTCGGCGCTGCCGTCTTCTTGGCCTTCGACGGGTCGGTCGCGTCCGTCCGCAGTCGGTCCGAGGCTCCGGCGTCGATGCTGCCATCCTCGTGCAGGACGAGCCGACCGGCGGCCTTCGCCTTCTGGATCGCGCCGCGCGACAGCCCGACATGCGCGGCGTACTGGCGCTCGCTCATGCCCTCCATCGCCAGTCCAGATTATCATTCAAAATCATGTGCTTATCGAGTTGATAAGCCGGGCCAGCGGAGCGAACGTCCATCCCACAAGGACGACGCAACTCACCCGGAGCCACAACGATGACCACGCGCTTGAACCCGATCACCACCCCGCGACACGAACTCCGCGCCGAGAAGGCGCGCCGGAACAAGGAGGCGGCCCTGAACGCCTTCATCGGCAAGAAGGCCGATATCGACGAGATGCTCGCCCGGCTGCAGGCGCTCAGCGACGACCACTTCAACGCCCACCCCGACGAGATCAACTGGGGCGACGTCGGCACCCTCGAACACTACGCGAGCCTCCTGAAGCGCATCACCGACAGCGCCTTCGGCGAGGGCGAACACGCCGAGTGATCTCCGGCACCGCCGGAACTCGTGCCGCGCCCTGCGCGGCTCGGGGTCGTAGGAGGGTCGCGACGGTCGCGGCCCCGAAACCGGAGACCCCAGATGACCAAGCTTTCCGACACCCAGCTCGTGATCCTCAGCGCCGCCGCGCAACGTGAGGATCGCAACGTCCTGCCGCTCCCCGGCTCGCTCCGGGGCGGCGCCGCCGCCAAGGTCGTCGGCGCGCTGCTCTCCCGCGGGCTGATCGCCGAGACCACGACCGACAGCCGGACCAAGGCCGACGCCGCGCTCAACCGCATCTGGCACAACGACGAGGACGGCCGTGCCATCCTCCTGCACATCACGGACGCGGGCCTCGCCGCCATCGGCGTCGAGCCGGAGCGCGGCGACAGCGCGCCCACGGGCGCCGACAAAGCGCCGAGTGCGGAGCCTCCGCAGGACGCTCCCGCCGAGACCGACCCCGCGCCCAAGGCGCGCACGCCGCGCACGGGCACCAAGCAGGCGATGCTGATCGAGATGCTCCGCGCCGAAGGTGGCGCCACCATCGACGAGATCGTGGCGGCCCTCGACTGGCAAGCTCACACGGCTAGGGGCGCGATGTCCGGCGCGCTGAAAAAGAAGCTCGGCCTGACCATCACCTCCGAGAAAATCGAGAGGCGCGGTAGGGCCTACCGCATCACAGACAACTGACGCCGCACACCACGACGGTCCCGATGCCGCCGTCCCGCATGGGGCGGCGGTTCTTCATTCCGAGTTCCGCATCCGGATCGCCTCGAACAGCCTGCGCAGCAGGTAGCCGCGCGCGAGCGAGACGCCGACGAAGGCCAGACCGATGGTCAGATGCTCCGTCAGCCCCGTCTCGATCCCGAACCACGGGAACACCACGATCTGGGTAGCGATGGCTAAAACGTAGCCGACGACAACGTTTGCCGTGGCCTCGACCATCGACATGGTCCGGCTCTGCTTCATGCGGCGGCATCCTTGTCCTTCGAAGCCGGGGTCTCGTTCAGCCGCTTCGCCTTGACGTCGGCGAAGTTCCGTCCGTCGCCTTCGAGGATCGCGTCCCTGCCGGTCTCGGCCTGCCAGCGCTCGACGGCGACATCGACATAGGCGGGGCTGATCTCCATCGCGAAGACGCGGCGACCGTTGGCCTCGCCCGCCATGATCTGCGAGCCGGAGCCGCAGAAGGGCTCGTAGCATAGCCCGCCGCGCGCCACGTGCTGGCGCATCGGGATGCCGAAGGCGTCGAGCGGTTTCGGCGTTGGGTGGTCGGGCCGCTCATCCTTGGCGAAGGACGGCATCTCCCACGTCGAGGGCAATGTCTCCTCGGCCACCTTCGGCGGGCGGTTCGGGCGGCGCCAGCCCATGAAACAGGGCTCGTGCTTCCAGAGGTAGTGCGAGCGGGTGAGGACACCCCGGTCCTTCACCCAGATGATCTGCTGATGGACGAAGGCGCCGGCCTTCTCCCAGCAGGCCTCGAGCATCGCCTGGCGCCGCGAGGCATGCCAGCAGTACCAGGCGGCGTCCTCGGTGATGGCTACGGCGACCGCCGCGGCGATGAAGCCGTCGTAGAGCTCCGCGCCCTGCGAACTGTCGTCCCAGGTGACGCCGTAGGACTGACTCCAGTCCTTGTTCCGCGTCGGGTGGTTCGATCCGTCGTAGTCCACGAGATACGGCGGGTCGGTCGCGAACAGCACCGCGCGCTCGCCGTTCATCAGGCGGCGCACGTCGTCTTGGCTGGTCGAGTCCCCGCAGAGCAGCCGGTGGTCGCCGAGGATCCAGAGGTCGCCCGTCCGCGAGGCCGGGTTGCGCGGCGGTTCGGGGATGGTCACCGGCGGCACCGAGCCCCCGGCGCCACCTTCTTCTTCACCGCCCCCGTCCGGATCGAAGGCCAGCAGCTTGTCCAACTCGCCGTCCGAGAACCCGACCAGCGACAGGTCGTAGTCGTCGGCCAGCAGGTCCTGCAGCTCCGCCGAGAGCAGCGCCTCGTCCCAGCTTGAGAGTTCAGTGAGCTTGTTGTCCGCGATCCGGTAGGCCCGCCGCTGCGCCTCCGTCAGGTGTCCGAGCACGATCACCGGCGCCTCGGTCAGTCCGAGCTGCGTCGCGGCCAGCACCCGCCCGTGGCCCGCGATCAGCTCGCCGTCCTCGCCGACGAGGCACGGCACGGTCCAGCCGAACTCGGCCATGCTGGCGGCGATCTTCGCGACCTGGTCGGGCCCGTGCACCTTCGCGTTCTTCGCGTAGGGCTGCAGGCGCGCAAGCGGCCAGGTCTCGATCCGCTCGGGGGCGAAGGCGAGGGTCATGGGCGAGTGGTTTCCGTCGATGAGGTGGATGCCGGCCGGACTCCGGACGCCGGATGCGGCTCTGGACTCCAGGCGGGATCCAGCGGCATCCAGGGTATCCGGCCCGCAGGCCAGCGTTCATTGGTGTTCGCGCAGGAGGCGGGTGGCTCCGGATTCCGGGTGGCTTCGCAAAAATCCGGCCCTATCGCTGGCGAAATATCGCGCCACGCCCTCCCGTATACGGAATGGCCCAGAAGGAACCAGAAACTTCAACGGGTTGGCGGGGTGGACCCCGACTGGACCCCGGTGAGGAGTCCGGGGTCCACCGGGAATCCGATCACGGCTGGGGCGCATCGGCCTCGCGGTTTCTCGGCCCATACAGCTTCTCGCCCAGCTGCCGGACGAGTTCCCGCTCTGGCCAGCTGAGACGCTCGTCGTCGATAGAGAGGGCGAGCACGCCCTGATCGCGCCAGCCGTCCCGTTTCACGCGGTCCGCGTCGCGGCGCTCGCCGCCATAGCCTGGAGGATGCCAGCGCATCGTCTTCATGCACGCCCCTCCTGCCTTGCCCGCTCCATGGCGGCTCTGGCCTGCTGGGCCCGGCGACGGTCTCGGTCGTTGTCGAGGTCGATCCGGCTCTCGCCGGTCTCGCGACCGATATGGGTGCCCTTGCCGTGGCGGGTCCAGGCGATGAAGGCGTTTCCGATCCTGCCGTGGAGCGCGATCAGGGAACTCTGGTTGGCCACCCCGATGAGCGGTGCGAGATGGCGCGAGAGGAAGGGCAGCCAGTCCGCCGGGTTCGGGACGATGACATGCTCGACGAAGGAGAGCGGCGTCTCGATCAGGACGAAGACGCCGTGGATCTCGCTCGGCCAGAACCGGACCTCGAGCGCGCCGCCCAGCATGCCCTCCTCGGTCAGGAGCGTGTGCTCGCAGTCGAGCACGCGGTCGAAGGCCCGGTGGAAGTCCACTCGTTCGCTCTCGCACAGCCGCTCGGCCTCGCGGTACCAGTCGGGCAGCTCCGTGTCGTGGAAGCGGCCGGCGTCGTAGAGGCGGATCCTGTCGTAACTCATGCCTCAATCTCCTCTTCTGGGTGGGGGTGATGGGGATGCCGCAGGGCAGCGGGCTTTGCGGCCTCCAGCCGGGCGGACAGCGCATCGAGGGCCGCACGCCGCGCGGCGAGCACGGCCTGCATGCTGGCGGTCATGCGGGATGCGAGGGCGTCGAGCCGCGCGGCTTCGGCGGGATCAGGCACGCTGGCGTCGGCGCCCGCGAAGTGACAGATCTCGAAGCTGGCGAGCGGGCCGAGGCGGTTGGTGAGCCAGGCTTCCGGATCGGGGATGCGGGAGAGATCGACGCGGGCGGTGCGGGCACGATGGCCGGGACCTTCCGGGCGATGGGTCACCTCCGCCGAGGATGGGGACATTCTGCTATTATAGAGGTCTCTATAATAGTCATTTGTCCCCTTCCTCTGGCCGTCCTTCTTCGCGGCCTCGCGGGTCGGCCAGAGCTCCGGGAAGCAGGCCGCCATGTCGGCGGCGTTCTCGAGCACGATACCGGTGAGCGCCATCAGGTCGCGCCGGGTCGGACGGAGATCGGACCAGGGCACCAGCGCGTCGACGGTGACGGGCAGGACCACATCCGTGAGCAGGTCGATCTCGAGCGGCGTGGCCGCGGTGCGATTGACGCCGCGCCCGCGGCCCATGGCCTGGATCAACTCGCCCTCGCAGATGCTCCAGCGCACGGCCTCCGCGATGGGGTCGGCGTGTTCCTCCATCGCGAGCGGCGCGCTCCGGTCGCCGACGAGCCTGACCCGGCGCTCGACCATCGGATACCACCAGCCGGCGTCCTCCGGGTTCGGCGCGGGCACCCGGCCGGTCAGCGCGATGGCGATCAGCTCGACAGTACGGGGCGCCGGCAGCGTGCGGCCCAGCACGACCATGCCTCCGATGCCGCCCCAGCGGTCGAGCCCGCTCAGCGCGTTGAAATGCACCGCCTCCACCCGCGGCGGCAGGCCGGCTGATCGCAGGGCGTCGATGGCGGCCTTCTGTCCGATGACGAGCAGATCGACCGCCTGTCCGAAGCGATGGCACTGGCGGGCGCGGAGGTCGATCCAGGCGCGGAGGTCGCGCAGCCGGGTCGCGGCGGCCTTGTGGTCCCGCTCGGGCGCGTCGGCCGAGGGCGTCAGGGCACGGGCCGAGGTCGGGCTGCCGGTCACCTGGCGGACGCGGACATGGTGCTGGCGCGCGGCGACGGGCGCGCCGATGTCGATCCTTGGCAGGTAGGTCTGGACAAGCTCCGGCCGCAGCGTCGCGTCGAGATGCAGGATCGGCGCCTGGGCGGCCCAGCCGTTGCGCATCGGGCTGCGCCAGCGCAGGCGGAGCGCGCGGACGGAACCCGCCTCGGTCATCTCGTGGACGAGTTCCGCGCCGGCGGCGTCGTGGCCATTCTCCAGCGCCTCGGCGAGGATCAGCCAGAGCGTGGCGCAGCGTCCGGGCGGGGCCCATGGCTCGCCCGCTTGCGGCAGGACCGCCTCGATCCGCTTGCGCCGTTCGACGGGCGACATACCGGGGCGAAGACCCGCGTCGCGCATCCGGCGGCGTTCCAGCGTCGCGGCATGACGGCAGTCGTCCGGGGTGAGACCGACGGCTTCCAGCAGGCCCAGACGCAGCGGACCGGGCCCCGTGACCCGCAGCGCCTTGCAGAGCCGCTCCCGCGCGGCGGTCAGGTCGGCCGTGGCGCCGACATCCATCTTGCCCCTGGACCCGTAGCAGGTGACCGAGGTGCGCCCCGGCTCCAGCCCGTCCTGCGTGAGCGTCGCCTTGCCGTCGAGACCGCGCAGGCCCGACTGCCAGAAGCCCTCGTCGATGACGAGCAGCCCGACTTCGCCGATGGCCTGCGGCTTCATGTGGAAAAGGCTGTCATGGGCGCAGACGATGACCTGCGCCGCCTGCGCCAGCGGCTTCTGGCGCTGGTAGCCGCAATCGTGGAACCAGGGGCAAAGCAGCAGTTCCGCCCCGTTCTTGCCCTTGCAGCAGCTCTGCTCGACCGGGTGCTCGATCTCGTGCGCGTCGAAGGTGGCCTCCGTGTCGAGGCACATGAGCCGGTCGGGATTGTCGTCGGTGGGATCGGGTGCGGTGCGGCCCTTCCAGAGCATGGCGCTGAGGCCGAGCGCCTCGAAGGCCGCGACCTGTTCGGCGCCGAGATCGTGGCGCGGGACGGCATAGACGACCTTGCGCGTGCCGAGCCCGCCCGCGGCGATCAGCTCCGCGATGGCGGCACGCGCACTCGAGGTCTTGCCGAGGCCGACGTCGACCGGCAGGCCGAGGAGGGGCGGCAGAGCCGCGCGTGCCACGATGTTGAAATCCAGCGGGTCACGGTCCGCGTCGGCGCTCTTCGCCTCCTCCTGCGCCGCCTCGACGGCGGCCCAGTAGTCCGGGATCGCGGCCATGAAGCTGGCGATGGCCGCCGCCAGGCTGGCGCGGGCTTCGTCTGGCGTGAGGACCGGTGCCGGATAGGTCGGCGGTGGCGGCGGGATCCGCGCCGCACTGGCCACCAGCGCCGCGACGGCGTCCGGGCCCTCGGCGCAGAAAAGGTCGTTGGCGTCGCCAGGGCTGTCGGGCACGGCAAGGCGGCCGTGAACCGTGAGCGCGACCTTGCGCGCGGCCTCGACGCCGGGATTGCTGTCGCGGTCGGGCTTCGCGTCGTTGTCGGCGACGAGGAGGAGGTCGGCCGCCGGAAAGCGCGCCCGCAGCGCCTCGGCCACCGGCATCAGGTTGCCCGCGTCCATCGCCGCGATCACGGTATGGCCCGTGGCGATGTGCAGGCTCGCGCCGGTCGCCCAACCCTCGCAGATCAGGAGCGGGCCGCAAGGCTCCAGGAGCGGTCCCGGCTCCGCGCCCACCATCGCGAAATGACCCTTCTTCGCGCCACCGGCGAGGAAACGCTTGACCCCATCGGGCGCGATGAACTCCACACTGTGGATCCCACCGTCGATGTCCTGAAGCGGCACGACGAGGCGGCGGCCCGCGTCCATGTGCAGGGCGAGCGGCGCGGCCTGCTTGGCGACGAGATAGGGGTGGTCGGCCGGTGCGGGACCGGCGCTGGTCCAGATGCGGGCAGCGCGCTCGGCCGCCTCGTCCGCGCGGTTCGGCGCCGCCGCGGTATCGTCATCGGGGTTGCTCTCGGTCGGCCCCGTGGCCGGTGCCGTTGGCGGCTCGCCCGGATCGTTCGCGGGCGTTGTGCCTTGTGTGGCCCGCTGACGAGCCGGCCGGGGCAGCGCCGCCATGCCGATCCGGTCGGCGATCCAGTCGGTCGCATCCTCGCGCGCCATGCCGAGGTCGCGGCCGACGAGGTCCGAGAACCAGCCGCCGCGGCCTTCCTCGTGGTCGAACCACATGCCCGCCCGCGCGCCGCCGATGACGACCGAGAGGCTGCCCTTGCGGCCCCAGCGCCATTCCTGGCCCGCCCGGAAGGTCGGCTTGCCCAGAAGCTCCACCGCGAGCGCCGGCACGCGGGCGCGCAGCTCGGCGTCGAAGGCCCGCCAGTCCCGCCCGCTCATCGCCGGCCCCGTGGGAAGTGCGCATGCACGGCAGCCGGCGCGTGGCCGACGGCGGCATGCTGCAGGGAGGGACGGATGCGGGCGGACACGGGGGCTGCGGAACCGGATGAGGGGCGTCGTTGCCCCCGGTTCTGCCGCGCATCAGAGCGCTCTCGCGACGTCGGAACCGCTCCGCCCGGCCGCAGACCATTTCGCCGGAAAGGGGCGACCCCTTCCAGCAAGGCATTGAAATCACGTCAGTTCATGGGTGGCCCCCACGGGTCAAATGACCGGTCCGAAGCGCCCCTGGCAGCCGTGCCCGATCGGCGGGGTGATCCCTCGTCCGCGCGAACAGGGTGAACGGTTCCGCCCTTCATCGGGAAGCCGATGCCGTGGGCTCACCCCTTGGAGTTGGCCACTGTCAGGGGTGTCCTGGATCCTTCGGTGGACCCAAGGCCGCCAGCCGGCGCGGCAGGTCCGAGCGGCTGTGGAGCACGTCCACCACGATCACCTGCTCCGGCATCTCGACGAACACGATGAAATGCTGCCCGGCCCGCGTAAAGCGCAAATCCTCCGGCAGGTCGGGATCGATCAGGCGGCGGCAATCCTGCGACGGTGCCTCACCCGCGGCGATGGCGGCGCAGCGCGCGATGAGGTCGGCCTCGTAGGCCTCGGCCTGGCGCGGCCCGAAGGTCTCCAGCGTCCAGCGCGCGATCTCGACGAGCGACAGTTCCGCCTGCCGCGTCAGCCGCCAAGGCTTCGGCATCAGGACGCGGTGCGCGTGGCGGCAAAGGCTCTGCGGATCGCATCCTCGCCGGCGCCCTCGGCGAGCGCACCGGAACGCGCCTCCTCCAGCCCCGCGGCGAGCCGGTCCCGCAAGGCAGTCATCTCGGCCTCCTCGCGCTCCAGCAGACGAAGCCCGGCGCGCAGCGCCTCCGACGCGTTCTGGTAGCGGCCATCGGCGATCAGCCGCTCGATCAGGTCGGTCTGGCTGTCGGTCAGGACGACATTGCGGGTTGGCATCGGCATCTCCCCGGGGCTGCATTGGCAATATATGCCAGTGGTCGCCTGATGTCCACCTTCAGCGACGTCCGGCATCAGCCCGTCTGCCGCAGATCGGGCCCCAGCACCCGCTTTGCGCCGCCGCGCTGTGCCGAGGGCAGCCGGATCAGCGTGGCCATGGCATCGGCCAGCTTGTTCGAGACCGGCTCGCCCTCGATCTCCTGCTCCAGAAACCAGTCGACGAGGCAGTCCTTCTTGCCCTGGTCCTTGGCCGTGATCCCGAACTTCGCGATCGCCGCCTGCATCAGATCGAGGTAGGGCGTCGTGTAGGGCACCGCCTCAGTGCCCGCCGCCGGTCGCACCTCGGGCACGTAATCCGGCCAGATCGCCTTCACGAGAAAGCGCGGCATGCGGATGTCGATGAACTCCCAGTCGCGCGCGGTCAGGCGCCCCAGATGGCACTGACCCTCCCGCCACTGCTCGGGCCGGATGCTGGTGTGATATCCGGAATGCAGGTCGAACCCGCTGCTGGCGCCGTAGCCCCAGCCGTTCGGACGATCCTCGGTGTAGCGGCCCTGCGCGATGAGATCGCCGTCCCGCAGCGCGACCAGCAACTCGTTCTCGGCCTCCGCCTTCCAGGCGATCGTCGGATCCTGCGGCCGGTTCCAGTGCTGATAGGCCGGCTCGGGCTTCGGCGGCGCCTTGGCCGCCTCGGCCGTGCGCCGGGCGACGGTCACGGTCTCAACGTGGGCCAGCGCCTCCGCGTAACTCCATTGGGTACGGTCGAGCGATTGCAGCGACATCGGCGGCCTCGTGAGTCATGCGGGATGCCATGAACATAATGGGAACGCCCAAACCGCTCAACCCATTCCGATGGCGCGAGGGTGGAGGGGTTCACCCTCGCGAGGCGAGCGCGGGGTGACCCGTTCCGAGGTCGCGGGCGGCGGCGCAATCCGGCACCGATGGATCATGATGTTCGATCCCGGTCCCATTCGTCGCCCCAACCCGCTCGCCCCTTCGGCGATGACGCCCGCCGGCCGCCGCGCCGAGCTGTGCGGTCTGCTGGCGCTCGGGCTGGTCCGGTTGCGGCTGAGAGAGCGCGGCGACCCTTCTGACGCTACTGGAGAAATTCGCCTACACTCTCCGGCGAGCGCATGCCGTCATGCAACTCCAACTCACCGGAGACCCGCATGACGACCCACGATCCGATCCCCGCGCGCCTGGCCGCGCTGAAGACGGCGACGACGCCGGAACTGAGGGCGCAGTGGCGCGAGCTGTTCGACACCGAGCCGCCGCCGTTCAACCGACGCTACCTGGAGAGCCGGCTGGCCTATCGCATCCAGGAGCTCAGCCTTGGCGGGCTGAAGCCCGAGACGGTGCGTCGCCTCGAACGGCTGGGCGAGGAACTCGACGGCGGGGACCGCAAAAAGAGCCGGATCCGCACCGACACCATGCCCATCGCCGGCACCCGCCTGATCCGCGAGTGGCAGGGCGTGGAGCACATCGTCACGGTCACCGCCGACGGCTTCGAGTGGCAGGGACGGCCCTACAAGTCGCTGTCCGCCATCGCGCGGGCCATCACCGGCACGCGCTGGAACGGGTGGGTCTTCTTCGGGCTCAAGAACCGGAGGGCGCGGACATGACCAAGCCGATCGTCCGGAAACATCGCTGCGCCATCTACACGCGCAAGTCGTCCGAGGAAGGGCTGGAGCAGGAGTTCAATTCGCTGCACGCCCAGCGGGAGGCCTGCGAGGCGTTCGTGGCATCGCAACGCTCCGAGGGCTGGGTGTTGGTCCGCGATCAGTATGACGACGGCGGCATCTCCGGCGGCACGCTCGACCGCCCGGGCCTGCGGCGCCTGCTGGAGGACATCGAGGATGGGCTGGTCGACGTGGTCGTGGTCTACAAGATCGACCGCCTCAGCCGCTCGCTCGCCGACTTCGCCAAGCTGGTCGAGGTGTTCGATCGGAACGGCGTGACCTTCGTCTCCGTGACGCAGTCCTTCAACACGACCACGTCGATGGGCCGGCTGACGCTGAACATCCTGCTCAGCTTCGCCCAGTTCGAGCGCGAGGTGACGGCCGAGCGCATCCGTGACAAGGTCGCGGCCAGTCGGAAGAAGGGGATGTGGATGGGCGGGGTGCCGCCCTACGGCTACCGCGTCGAGAACCGGAAGCTGGTGGTGGACGAAGACGCCGCCGAGCACGTCCGCTGGATCTTCGCCCGCTTCCTCGAGATCGGGTCGGGCACGGAACTGGCGCGGGAGGTCGCGAAGCGCGGCATCCGCACGCCGCGCGGCAACCGGATCGACAAGAAGTACCTCTACCGGATGCTGAACAACCGCGCCTACATCGGCGAGGCGGTCCACAAGGGCGAGAGCTATCCCGGCGAGCACGACGCGATCATCGACCGCGAGACATGGGACCGCGTCCATGCCATTCTGCAGGAAAGCCCGCGCAAGCGCGCGGCCCGCACCCGCGCTGAAACACCGGCGCTACTGAAGGGGCTGCTGTTCGGACCCGATGGCGCGGCCTTCTCGCCGACCCACACCCGCAAGGGCGACCGGCTCTATCGCTACTATGTCAGCCAGACCGTGCTGAAGCACGGCGCCGGGGCGTGCCCTGTCGGTCGCGTGCCCGCGGGCGAGATCGAGGCGGCCGTTATCGACCAGCTGCACGCTGTCTTCCGCCAGCCCGAGATCGTGGCAGGGACGTGGAAGGCGGCGCGCGCCCACGCCGACGATGTCTCCGAAGCCGACGCGCGTTCCGCACTCCAGAAGATTGACCCATTGTGGGACGAACTGTTCCCCGCCGAGCAGGCGCGCATCGTGGCACTGCTGGTCGAGCGCGTGGACATCGGCACGGATGGGCTGAACGTCCGCCTCCGCGTCGATGGGCTCGGAGGTCTGGCTCGCGAGATGCTGGCCGGGGACATGGGAGCGGCCGCATGACCCGCGTGTCGCCGATTCCCGACACGGTGACTCTCCACGTCCCATTCCGCGTCGTGAAGCGCGGCGGGCGGAAGGAGATGCAGCTGCCGGAAGGCGCTACCCAGCCGCGGCGCGCGGACAACACGTTGGTCAAGGCGCTGGCACGCGCATTTCGCTGGAAGAAGATGTTAGAGTCCGGCGAGTATACCACCATCGCCGAACTGGCGGAACGCGAGGGGATCGCACCCTCCTACATGACCCGCGTCCTGCGCCTGACCTTGCTCGCGCCCGACATCGTCGAGGCGATCCTGGACGGGACGCAGGGGCCGGAGGTCACGCTGGCACGGGTGCTGGAACCTTTCCCCATCGCGTGGGAGCAGCAGGTTCAGACCTTCAGTCTGGCGAAACTTTAACCGCTCTCGACCATCGCGCGCACGGCCATGTCCCGCAGCCCTGAGAAATCTGCGAGCCCGTCCAGGGCGGCGTGATCGGAATGGGAATATTGCGGCTTGATCCCCGCGCCGACGAGGCTGTCCACCGCCGCCGCGACCCACGGGTTGTTCCGCGAATACCACCCGGCCCGCCGCGCCGCCGTGTTCGCGCCCGCCAGGATCGCGTCCTCGTGGCGGCGGAAGAACAGGCTTTCGCTGCGCAGGTCGCGCAGCAGGTGGTAGGAGCGGATCAATCGGAGCCCGCGCAGAACGCGCAGGAACCCGAGGTTTTCGGCCAGAAGCGGCGCCAGCAGCAACGAACCGACAACGATCAGATCGGCGATGGTATGGACTTGCAGCAATTCGCGCCGTCGGTTGGGGGCGATCCACATCCGGGCTGCGAAATCCAGCAATATGACGACGCCCAGAACCGCGTTCAGTGCCGTGATGGCTGGCGTTGCGGGCAGCGCAGCGGTCGCGATGAAATAGACGATGCTGGCCGCGTCGAAAACGATCAGCCCATAGCGAAATCGCCGGGCGCGTTCGCTCGTGCCGGTGTAGAGAAGCCTGACGGCGCGATGAAACTGTTCCATGAACCCGCAGTATTCACCGAATGCGTCTGAGCGGCGGATTTGGCGGTCGTGGGCCGGTCGTGAGGACCGGTCGAGGGTTGTGCAGACCCTCCCGAGCGGCGCGACGCCTGTTGACGGTGCGCGTGG